TCCTAACCTCTTTTAAAACGTGAGGCTACCTACCTCACAAGAGAAAGGGCGTGCTAGCCTCTAGCACTGTCATTAAGACATAAACAAAATATATATACACGCAATTTGCTAAGCTTGCGTGGAGGGGTTTACCAAGTAACCCCACTACAACTCTCACGTACCCGGAAAAGGGACAGTAGTGGAAACAATGTACACAGGCGCCGATATGTACTCCCTGAGATAGAAATCCTCACCAGCGGCGACAAGAACCCTCACAAACGTCTGCGACTGGAATAAGTGCTCAGTAGTGTCAACAACCATTGGCGGAAGCTCTGCATAGGTGGAAACTCCAAAAGTCTCCCATTCAGACCCATCGTACACAAACCCACCAGGCGTTGCACACCTAGCAAACTGAAACCTCGTAAAAGTGCGATCCGGCACCTCAATCTCGATATGGCCTCTGGCATTAGCCTGTGTCTCACCAGAAAAACACTTATTTGGGTCGGACACGCTACATGCATACGGCGTCGTGGCTCTACCACTGATGCCTACCTCGTGCGTACTAACGTGATTCCATAAGGTCGTAAGCGTGTTGATCGAGTCGCGCATCAAATACGCAGACGACACGTACCTGTTGAATGGTTGATGTACAGCTACCAGATCGGTGTTGGTCAACGGCGCAATAGACAAAGGTGCAATAAGGAACTTGTATCTAACAGATCCACCGCGCGAGAAGAACGCGGGAGCTAACCAGGTCATTGGCGACCAACTGACATAGTTAAACGAAGTACTCCCAGCTGTCAAATCGAAAGCATAGTTTGTAGATGGCTGGGGACCGGGTAGAACAGGGTACGCTGGATACACAGAATCAAAACGCACAAGTGACTCGACGGTAGAGGCGACAGACGCATTGTCGACCCTCAAGAGCTCGGACCTGTAATCAGAGTATCTCTTCATCAGGAGGTTCAAGTTACGAACTGGCTCAAGACCATAACAACCTTTCTTAACGAATGGCAATATTGATTGCTTCATACCAAAAGAAGTAACAGACTTGGCGACTTGCTCTGACTGGAAGACAAACGAACCGCCCGTCATAGCCGCATAAGGTGATAGTCGAGTTGCATCGGGGTCGAAGAAACACAGGTCTTCGCCACCCTTAGCGTAAACGACTAGAGAGACAGACGCACTCGTCACCATCGGAAGGAACATCTTCTGCTCAACTTCAATCGCAATCGTACCATTGCTGTAGGGATCGATAGTCGTATATGCGGCCGATGTCGTGAAATTGGAAGAAGGCGTTGACGTATACACATTCGTAATGGCATCGTCCGTACGCAGCACTGACACACCCTGCTGCCAATTGACCTCGAATTCGAAAGACCTAGTCGAGCAAAGATCAATGACCACGTTCTGTGTATAAGACGACTGGCCATTGGTTTCAGTAGTGTCGATTGTATAGTTGGGCGAATACTTGACGCGCAACCTACCAGACATAGTTGCCGGACCGTACACATCCACTTTGTACTTCATGCTGCCAGTCCAATAACGAAACAGCTGACCAACATGCGCAGTGGGTGAAAGGGCTACAGCGTACTTCTCAACACTCGACAGCGAATTCCAGTAGACTAACCAGGAATAATACATAGGTTTAACGCGAAACCAACACGGCGCCGTAAACGAGTTAACTGCCAATGCGGCTTGCCCAATATAACACCACCTGTCAACTATCTTTGATATGTCTAGGTCATGAGCGGATGGCCAGCTAGCTTCCTTATACGTCGCTGACGTAAGAGCTAACCGGGTAATGGCTTCTCCACGGTCACCATTCGCAGTATTATCAACGTTGGTCTCCACGATCCTCGTTGTCTTATCCTGCGTGATCGGGCGACTATATCCGAGCAGCTTCAAAGCGGTCGCTGCTTTAGTCAAATACGGAATCGCTCCATTTACCATGCCAGACATCGACACGCCTTCGCTAGGTTCACTACTCTGTTGTTTCATACCAGACAGTTGGACATCCTCAAGCCACACATACGGCGTAACTGAGGGACCATTCGTGTTGGTCGACGCAGAACGCACTCCAGTTGGGGACATCACAAAAAATCTACCCACCTTAGCCACCTCACCGGTGATAGACAAAGCCGCTGAATTGGTCGGCAACCAACCATTGGCACCGGCAAGCTCAATCGCAAACTCGACAGTCTGTGGTCGCGAAACGTCAATAGCCTGCACGGATTTCAATTGCGATATTAGGGTCAACCCAGCTGGCGAAGTGTAATTGCCGGCTGCGATTGCTCCAGCTTGCGTCAATGGCGTGATCGTCGGAACAGCAGTAGCATTAGCACCCGTGATGTTCTTGTAGGAAGCATCGTACTCCGGAAAAGGCCAGAAACCGATCCAAAGTGCGCCATACATGAAAGGATTGGATGCCACCTCGAACCTGACTCTCAAAGTGGCCCGGAAAAACTGGGACAATTGCAACTCTGTCGCGGTCGTCACCTGGGGCAAGCCGAAATACAGTGGTATCAGCTCCGTATTGGTTGTACCAAACTGGTCGTAATAAAACGGCGCACCAGTTATGGAGATTACGGTACCATTAATCTTTTGGGGTCTCCCGAAAAACTCGTTCGGCGGGCGCATAGGCCCCATGCCGTATTGACAGTCGGACTCCGGCACTGAGACTCCTATACTCTTGCACGTACTACAGTCAACAAAATCCACGGCTCCAATCTTCTCTCCTCCTTCACTCTTCTCCTCATCAATTGTAATATTTGTGTTGCTGAGTTGTAAATCACGCGCACCCCCAACTCAGTAGGTGCGCGGACATGCTGATTTGTGAGTTGGCACTCTCCCCTAAATAGGGGTATCCCACGAGGGGGACACCAAAGTCAGTGTCAGGCAGTCACGAGTATGGGTTCAGGATGCTACACCCAATGTCTCGCGGAGATCAAAAACACTGCCGCCTCTTCAACTTAAACTACATGGGCGTACGGAGTCCCGGAGTCCACCGGGTGGGTTTTGGTGATATGAGGACTAGGCTCACCAACCATTAATGGCTACATTCTTTAGCGCCGCGAGCTACGGCTTATGCTCTATTCTTTAACGTCGCAGAGCTACGACCATACGCCACTTAGAGTCTGCCGCAGAAATCATCCTCGTAATGAGATTCCGTCTCGCGAAGATTATCTGCACACTCGTCGTAACTCTCAAGTGGCAACGTCCAACCCATCTTCAAGATAACTGTCAAAGCGCTCCTTCTAAAGGCAGCCGCCAAGCCTCTGTCATGCTGATTGTAATCATGCATAGCAGACAGCAAGTTAACTCTTGCTAGTTCAACCTGGCTCATAGACGTTCTAAGACCCCAATGCAATCGCTTATGAATCGACGCTATCGGCAGTGGTGCGCGCATCAACCCTAGTTCCATATCGGGAACAAAAGATCGCTTAAGGAAAGTCAACTGCGATAAATCGGTGAACTCCTCTGAAGTCTCATTCTTCTGCGCGTCTGTGTAGACCTGGCCAACTGCCGTCATCCACTTCTGCATAACGCGTTGATTGAACCAGTGCCCATCCGGAACGCCTATGGCGTGATCATCACCGTAGTCCACGGGCGAGAACAAATCCGAGAAACGTTCCGCATGACAATCACAGCTACACTCCCAAGCGTAAACTCGGATCTCGCCTTCACCGTCAATCTTGAACACTCTCGGTATCAAATCACAAGGAATTTCCAACCCTCTCTCAACGCATTCGGCGTAGTATGCATACCGCATGTTAAAACTATTAACCATGCCGTTGATAAACACAGTCAAACAGTGCCCAGAGGGACCAGAGCCCAACGCTTGAAAGATAGCCCCATTGGCAAAGTACAAGGGCTGGGAGATCTCGGCCGCCAGAGAGTACATAATCCGAATATCCCGGTCAGAAAAGTTCCCAGACAAAACGCAGCACCTTATAAAAACGCCAAACGCTGCCATAGTCAAACGAGCTCTAGTGCGCGCATCGTATTTCCCGTAATCACCCGCTATAAACTTCTTGTACTCACCAAAACGAGAAAAGTAGTTATACAGGGAAGTCCAATCTCGGCTGTCCGTGTTCACTCCCACGGCCATTTCAAAAAGGAACGGATTCTGTTGGATGAACGCTGCAAACCCCAGGAAAAACTTACGCATCAAAATCACCAAAGCCACGGGCGCACAATTTATGATACGCACTTTCTCCTTTCCTCTCTTACTGACCTCGTCCTTCTTCGCCCATTGGAACACGAAACCAGCTCTTCTACCGTTAGCCAGCTCCTCCTCCGCTCGACTAACTTCGTCGGACAGAGTAGGAGTCATGACGAATTCATCTCCGACTCTACTGAACAGAGGCACGGGAGCCATTAATTTCCTTTTACCAACAGGGTAACCAGCGGATGTCTTCATCTCCATCGAATCTATGCCATACACTCCAGGTATGCCATTAATGGCTGCCCTGTTAGACAAAGGCCTCACCAGTCTGCGAAAATCATCCTCTCTACGCATAATACCTCGCACACATACAGCTTCATAATCTGCCACGCAGGCATCGAGAATAGCGGGCACGTATAGATCGTCGCTAGACTCGATAACAGACGCAGCGTGCTCAGCCCACCATTTACGGTCAGAAAACGATGGGCATGGCTCATGGAAATTGCCCACACCTAGTTCGACAAAAGAGTCTGACAATATGCCCGACACCGCTGAGCACTCGCCTCGCATCATGTTCATTTTTACTGACGAACCAACTATCGACACATACCCAGGTGCGTCTGCTGGCACTTCCCTCAGACAATTCCGACCGGGTACGTCAAGCGATAAAGGACCGAACTCAACACCACTCTGATAGGTCATAAGAGGGGTGGCACAGAGCGGTTCCACTCTTCCCTCATATAGAATGTCCCTCACCTTCAGAACGTCTGACTTATACACACATGTAGTAGATGCCATAAACACTCCGTCGCTCACCATACCGGCCATGTGTATACCAAGTAGGACTCTCGATCCACCAACATCACCGAAAACAGGCGACCCGCAGTCGCCAGCTATCGTCTCAGCGTTGTAGCACCCAGTGCAACCGTGCTTGGTGACATGTGACACGCCTGACGAGTCGTGAGTAACAATTTGCCTCTTATACGTCATCGATCCAACGCGCATGTTCGTGGTGCCATCTCGAGATCTCTTCACCATGCGAGTGTCGACCTGGTGGAAGTTCGTAGGGTGATCCAAGAGAAAAGGTTCCATGTCAGGCATATCCCCAACTGAAGGTGATCGAAAGAAGAGTAAGTCTCTATCATCGACCGACACCGTGTCCGATTTCGACATTCTACACGTTTGCACACCGGACTCACCGGGGCCACGTGTGATCCTGATTTCAACCGTTTGAGAATCAGGCCAAGAGTGCCTATTGACTACACACACCTTCCCGAGATGCAAGAAGTTCCCACGTTTCACTACGCCATCAACGCCGGTGAACTCGCCGTACATTACGTTGGGCTTGAACTTCTTAGCGACTTCCTCAATGGTTGCGGTTCTGGACACAGGATTTGCTGAAGCAGCTATCGGGCTGGCATGCACCTCCTTAAACGACTTCCTTGGTTTAGGATCGGGTTGGATCTCAGACTCGTCAGATTGCATCTCTTGCTTCGCAAAGTACCTCCTACCAGCCTGAAAACACTTTATCACAGAAACGATAATCATGACATGCACACCAAACAGAACAGCTCCGCCGTACTTGTACCTCATCGCACACTTATACAATGTTAAGTCTGTGTAACGAGACACAGCTCTAATCCAGATGCGCCTACAGGCCGCGACCCAAACCAATTGGACTATAAAAGCCCACCAGCCCACAGCCCAAACAGATACAGGCCACCACAGCAACCTAGTCCAATAAGCCAACGTGAACCAGGAAAAGTCGAACCTTTGGGGCATGTGCATAAAACCGAATAGGAAACCTCTAGGAACCATAATAGATGTAAGGTTGTAAAGAATGCAGAGTAAGTCAACAAGACTAGATCTCGCAGCATCACCCCAACTCCATTTGCTAGGTCCATGAATGAAGTCCCAATTAGACGGAAGGTGATTGACAACGACGTCAGCTTGCCTTGGAGGAATAGCCTCTATATCCTCAATCGAATCTCCAATCTGCTCGATATTCAAAGCTCTATACATCTCCGCCATCCGGCGCCGATCATTAGCCGACGGCTCCGGGCCTATGATCATGCCATCCGCCGTGTTCGGGTCGTGTAGCACAAGATATATGCCGCACAACCTCTCATTCACGGGAGTCTTCGCGACCAACACAGAATCACGTAGCGCGCCCTCAACGTACGCGACATGATCCTTGTCAGGCAACATCTCTTGCAGATCAAGAAAAACCCTCTTCATGTCATCTTTGTTCGTGGACGCAAATCGCAACTTATACACAGGGTCATCGTGCTCGCACTCGAACGACAACCTAGCTATGGGGTTACCGCGCGGTGTGACATTTCCCCATCTTCGTGACGACAACAGAGTCAAATCACGATATATTGACAGGGTGATGTCTTCAGAGAACTCAGCCATCCTCGACAAAGGCACCGATCTCAATGACGATAGGCCGCCGGAGCTAAATGCTTCTCTCACAAACTTCAGCACGAATTGTGATTTTGTTTCAACCATACACCGATCAATCTGAGAAGTCAGCTCGTCATAATCGGGCCCAAGACCCCTCAAGGCCAGAGCACTTAAAGCAGAATTAAGTACGCGTATTAGAACTGGCGGTTTACCCTCAACTTCTTGCAGAAGCTGCACAGCGTCAAACCGCGCTAAACCGTCAGAATAAGCCCCTAAATCAAACGCAGCTATCTGATCGGCTAGCTCAATCTCATCATACGAGCCGTCCGACTGCTCAGACGATTCATCATCTGGGATACCTCGCTGCTGCGCTCTGACGACCTCATAAGCAGCGTCAGCTCGAACCTCGGCCAATGATCTCTGACCACTTTCGCATCGACAAACATCACAGAACACCGGATACACGAACCCGTGATCACACAAAGGCGTCGATGTCAAGTCCGTCATCTCATTGACAAACTGCTCCTGTGCACTATCGTAGCTCACTGCCGCCGCAGTCAAGAATCTCGCTAGTCGCAAAGAGTCTACATCTTGCATAGGTCCCGCGTCATCATTCGCTAACATATACCTAGCGACTTGAGGCCTATCCTCACCAGCCGCGTCATTGGCACCGTACGCGCTCTCCACACTGCACAACCACCAGTCGTGGACAATCTGACCAGGACCATATTTTTTTAGGGTATATAGCTTTGCTTTGTCAACATCCAAGGCACCACAAGGTTTGGCGACCTCAGGGCGACAACGGACAGTAACCGTGTAATTGAACCTTCGCAATATCGATACGGGCTCACTTGAGTACAAATCAGCATGCAATCTCTTGACATTAGTGGTCGCCACTACCAACCTAGGCGCCAAATATATCGCTCCCTTATCATCAACGGCTGCTTGCACGGAGGCCTTCTGAGTGTTGTTGACTACATCAACAACAACCTGAGTAGGGGACTCCTTCTGAAATTCGGGGTTGACATTGCACAAATCATCCAAGAAGAACAAGGACTTGCCGGCGTTATAACCAGACATGTACTTATCCTGACTTTGGTGATTGTAAATATTGTGAGAACCCACAGAACATCCTAGAGCTCTCAGTAGCGCCAAACCAATCTGCATCGCTAACGCGGATTTTCCAACGTTGGAGTGTCCGTAGAACAAAACAGCGAAAGGAGCTTTGCGTAGCGTCAAACCTTGTTGTGCAGCCTCAATCGTGACTCTCACTATCAGCGCACGCTTTATATGAGAGTTGTAAAACGATAAGTCGTGCCGGCCATCCTTACTGTGACCACATCGGGCCGCGTACGTAGACATGACGCCATGCACTTTGTCAATATCTCGGAATACCTCCGCTGCATCAATATACTCACATATCGGATTGATCGCTTTGTACTCATGGCGTCTGCATAAAAACAAGTTTCGTTCGATTTTGAGTAACAGAGCTGCTGCATCGTTTACATCCCGGTTACGACCAAAAATGTTCTTCCAAGACGCGCCAGTCACCCAATCGTCAAGCTTCGTGAAAGTAAAGGCTAGAACCTCCGTGACACAATCAACCACGTCTTCAACACACGCCTTCTTGATATTCACCGTCATCAGAGATATATTCGCCAGCTCCATGCACCACGATCTAGGGTTTTCGCTAGCAAACAACACGCTAGCGACACAAGCCACAGCTTTCCGAAACAACACGACAGCAGGAGAATCCATGACCAGCTTCCAATTATCTCGAATCGCTCCGAAGAAGCTAGCCATCATGCCAGTGAACGTTGAACTATCTCTGGGTATACCCTCAGGCACTTCAGCATCTGGCAAATCAAACGCATCTCCAACTGGATGCACATTCTCGGCTTGCCTCCTTGGGAACTTGTGAGTAAACACTTCCCGAAAGAAGTCGTATACGCTTTCTATCAACCAATTGGTTATGTTTTCGTGCACTTCCAGTGACCCACAATACAACACTATTGTTGACACAATTCCTCTCCATGATTTCGCATCGATAATCGCTTGAACACAGCATGCCGTCATCGCCAAGTTCCGCGCCGAAGCTTTTGACACAGGCACAACCTGCTTAATCGCCTCAAACAATGGCTTAAATCCATCAAACGACACACCAGCTCCTGATTGGCGAACCATGGGTCTCACAAACACTCTACCGTACACGCGCTGCTGCACCTCCTCATCGCACAGGTCCACCAGCGCCATAAAACTGTCATTACACGACAACTCGTCGCACTCACTTTCCGACATGTAACGCACAGGCTTCATCACTCTCTCGACAAACTCATCCAGCCAACTGCTCCGGTGATTGGATTCACTACGCCCAATCATCAAACATGAATTCTCTAGGATCGTCCAATTATCTTGGCTCTCGTCCATCAAACCCGAGCAATTTCTACAGTAGCAGATGTCGGCCGCTTCAATCATGCCGCGTATTATGCCATCCGTATATTCTATCTCATCCTCGACGTGAAGATCGGTTCTGTGGCTTTCGCTTTTAAATGAAACCTCACTTACGTATGTGCCTTCGCAATCACTACTATCACACTCGGAGCACGCGCGAACTTTGGGTCTATGGCTCTCGCTTTTAAATGAACCCTCCGTTGCGCTCTCCCCCGCACTTTGCTGCTCGCCCAGATATGGTGACAGTTTCTTCTCAGTAATTTGAAATATCCTTGAAGTCACCTGGCCGATATCGCTAATCGTCCGCTAGCTGCCACTAGGCAAGCGATTCTCAAGCGCCTAAAACTCCTGTCGAATATTAACCGACCACAATACAACAAAGGGGGAGACCCGCCTTCCACCAGACACGCTCACGAAGACCAAACAAACTATGAATGTCTACGAAAACGTCTGGGTATGAGGGGGTTTTAGTCAATGTGATCGTCGTCGAAAAACACCACAAGGTACTGAGAGATCAAATGTTAGTACTAAATCAAATGTTGAATGGACAACCACGTTTGTGACTCTCTGGGCGGGAGTGGAAACGCCGCGTGATATACCTTTCGGTTTACACTGTCCTTCTGACAACAAGCGGTAGTCGCTACATTCTATCCCGAATGGCCAACCTGCACTTTCATGGGTCGCAAGTCCCCCTCTCAGAATAGTGATCGGAATTGTAATCTCATCACTGTAGAAACTAGACGTGCACGAACTTAGGAAGCACACATCTTACATTTATTTTGGCCTCATCCTAACAAATAAATTTTCCACAACAAAGATCTCTCCAAGCATCATACATGGGCTCCTCACCGAGCTTCTCATAGTCAAGGTTTGAGACTATTGTCTCGGCCCCACGATCGGGGGCCGGGTCGCGCATCTGCACAAAAAAGATCGCGACGAGGTTTCACGTGAGACTGTCACTGCCACATACTAAGGCTATTCTCACTCACGTGTCTAAAACCCAAGGTCGATAAGAATTACACGACCCCGTCAAAACTACTGGGAAAGGATGGATATAGAGATTGTGGTTAGAGAAGGAAGGAAGAAAAGAAGGAAGGGAAGAGAGACGGCGCAAGCCGTCGTACCGCCACCAAGATGGTTAATCTTGAAGTTCAGTAGAGCTTTGAGACGAAAAACCCTAACACTAAACGAGTGTTACGTTCTAAAACAATAAATATTATCAATAGGTACCACCTAAGGAGAAAAAGGAAGCCAAAACGGCCTCCTGCACCAAGCATCAACGCGCTGTCGCGCGCTAACTGACACTTAATACAAGAGGCCCCTAAGG